CATCGAGCGGGGTTTTCGCCGGGGCGCCGGGCATGCCTTCGGTGCGCGCCTTGGCGATGTTGAGGAAAGCGGCGGTTTGCGCCTTGCCAGCTTCCGCCGAGAGCTTTTGCGTTTCGGCCTGGGTCTTGCCCAGCGTCGCCTGAAATGCCGCCTGCTTTTGCGGATCGGGCGCCATGATCATCTGGGTCAATTTCTGCTTTTCGGTCATCGGCAGGTTCGACGCCTGAATAATCACGGCGGGCGGCACCGGCACGTTGTTCTGTGACAGTGCCACCAGCAAATCGAAAATGTCGTTCATGACGGTTTCGTTGTCGGGACCTTCATCAATCTTGATCTCGACGTCGATATTGCCGAGCATGTTGACGAGCACGGGCAAGCCGTACTCGTTCATTTCGACGCCATTCACCTGCATGAATTGCGCAACCTGCTCGTTGCCGGAGACGCGAAGCATTCTGTCGGAGGTCCAGAACTTTTGCGCGGCGAGCCACGCCGCCTTGTAGCGCCCGAGCTTCCAAACCCGGAAATTCTTCAAGAACGGTCCCAACTCCGCGAGCCCGGCCTGTTGCAGCATGTTGGCGGCGCGGCCGGAGACGTTCTGCCCGAATTGCTGGATCAATTGCTGGTTGGGGCCGAACGTGTCGATTTCAGCCTTGGCGTCGTTGTAGTAATTGGTCTGTTGCAAAAATTCCTGATCGGGCTGGATCACGTCGAGGTCTTTGCTGTCTCCCCGGTAAATCAGCACGCCATCCGGCCGCGCGGCTTCGCGCCGCGTCACCTCAATGTCGTCAACCACGCCCTCTTTGATCTTGAGCTGGCGCGTGTTCATGATGTGGATGGCCTTGCTTCGATGCTGGTTGATCGCGTCTTGCGGTCCCCTCAAGCGGCGGATGAGGCCGTAGTGCTGCCCATAGCTGTCGATATAACCGGCAAAGGCGTGGAATTTCGAAACCGACTTGCCGCGCGGATCGACAAACGGACTGTCGCCGCGCGAAAGCTCAAGCATTCCGACATGCAGGCACCAGCGCCAGATATTGCCCTGCTTGAACCAATGATCGATCAGGCGAACGCGGCGATAGGTGTCAACCCACATCACTTCGCGGTCGGTGTCGAACGCGGTCCAGTACGAATTGTCGGTGTTGATGTGTTCCCTGATCTCGTCAACCTGATCGGGAAACGCGGTGAATAATTCTTCCTGATCGCACCATTTGTAGACGCCGTGAAAGCGCGTGTCGGTAAAATCATGGTTCATCGAACGCGGGTCGTAGAAAAACGTCCGGGGATCGACGTGGCCCCATTCCAGATCAGGGTCTTGCTTGTCGCCCTGGACCATCTTCAATTCGGCAACACCGATGCCGTGAATGAGCGCGTCACGGCAGCATTCGACTTCCAAATCCTCGGCCATCGAAGCATCGTTGATGGTGCGAATGACCTGGGTTGCAACCTCTGCCCCCGCCTCGCCGTTCGGCGTGTTCGGGTAAGCCTTCGGATCGGAACGGAGACGCCGGATGGTGCCGCTCAGGCTGTCGATCTTGCGGCCGGTTCTGTCGAAGGTGATGGCTGGCTGACCGCGCTTTTTCAGAATGCGGAGTTGTTCGTTGGTCCATTGGTTAATGTCGTAGTAGCGCCATGCAAGCCGCTGTTCATCGATCTCCCGCGCTTTCGCCCATGCGTAATTCTCGAACTCGCGGCGGCGCTTGCGGGTGGACGGTTCGTCATAACGTGTATCGGTGTCCAGTGCCGCGTCGGTGTCGATCAATCTCATAGCGTCATGGGGTCCACTGATCTGATTTTTTGCGAGGATCGGTAGCCGTCGTCGGGAAGCACGATCTTGGGTGGTTTCCCGGCCACGCCGATCACCATCTTGTCGAGCAACTGACCCGCCAGCCCGAGCGCATCGCATTGGTCGTCATGCTTGCCAGCCGGGAAGGTGAGGATTTCAGCGAGGAAATCCGACACCCAATTCGCGTGCTTCGGATAATAGAGACCATCGAGCGCCATGCGGCCCTGAATGGAGCGGGCGCGGGTCGCCTTGTCGGCGCGGGTCGGGAATTGGGTGCGGTTGACGTAGGTGCGGCGCTGCCGCATCCGCTTGTCGAGAAACGGGCCGACGCCAGCCTTGATCTGGCCCTGTTCCTCGGCCCATTCCAGCGGCCGGTATTTCTGCACGAGGTCCAGAAAGCCTTCCACCCACACGTCGGAAGAGGCTTGCCGCCGCCAGACGTCGAGCAAATACATATTATTGAGGTGGTCGATGCCGATGACGACGTGAACCGTGTAGTCGCCGCCATCGGCTGTCACCGCGTAGTCCGAGCCGCCATAAACCCGGAGCGACGAATGGTGCGGGACGATATCCCGGGGTTTCAGCCAGTCTTCCTTGAAGAAATCGCCTTCGTCGGGCGCCGGGGCTTGCTGATAGAGCGCCGACCACACCCGGGGCGGCGTGGTGTCGCGGAGCGTGACAAGCTGCTCGCCATAGCCATAATCGTCATCGCACCACAACGGCTCGTCAACAGCGCGCCCCAACAGATCGTCGGGCTTTGCCAGCGCGGGAAGGTTAATCACTTCAAACTGTTCGTGATTGAGCACGCGCCCGGCGAGGTCGTCTTCGTGCCACCTCGTTTGAATGAGCACGATGCGGTTGCCGGGCACGAGGCGGGGATAGAAATCGTTGAGATACCAGTCCCAAATTCTATCGCGAACCAACAGACTGTCGGCGTCCTGGCGCGAACGAATGGGATCGTCGATCAGGCCATATCTGGCGCGGAAACCGGCGATGCCGACGCCAACACCGGCCGCGTAATATTCGCCGCCGAATTCCCTGGCGAGCGCCCAGCGGTTGGCGGCCTGGCTGTCGTCGGACAGAGTGATGCCGAGCGTGAGCCCGTTGTCAGCGATCAGATTGCGGACGCGGCGGCCCCAGCGTTCCGCAAGCTCCGAGGTGTGCGAGGCCGCAAGGATCATCGCGGCCGGGTCTTGCGCCATCAGCCACGGCGGAAACAGCATCGAGGTATAGGTGCTCTTGGCCGAGCCGGGCGGCATGAAGATCGCGAGCCGCCGGCAATCGCCGCGCGCTACGGCTTCCAGCCGATCGATCAACAGGCGATGGTGCCGCGCCGGAATGTAGCCATTGGCTTCGGCCCAACTGGCGAGACGCGCGCGGATTTGCTTGCGCCGGATGATCTCCGTCGCCGCACTTTCCGCCGTGAGCATGGATTACCGCGTTTTCAAAAAGCAAACCTGTATTCAACGTAGGTGTCAGGCGGCGGGCTGTCGCCGCTGCCGACACCGGCATAGACGCCGATTTTCCAATAGCTGCCGGTGGTGTTGGATGGATAGGCGTCTTTCAGCAAATCGACATATTCGAAGCCGGTGGGTCCGGTAAAATCCACCACTTCGGTATCCCCGAACCAGACATAGACCGAGCCATCGCCGCCGTGCCCGTCCACGAATTCAAACTGGAATTCGTAGGCCTTGCCAAACTCGATTGGCATGGTGCCGAGGATACGGTAGGGCGGCCATGTGTTCGGCTCCGGAATGCCGGTGCCGGTCTCGGCCCTGACCTGGAGAACCGGCTTGCCGCCGCTCAGGATGATTTCAACGGTGAAGGGCGGCGAGCTGGCAACCGGCGTGCCGTCCGCGCGCCTCGTATCGGCCTGATGCACCTGGGCGGTCGAGCACCACTCCGAATTTGCAATGCTGGTTTCGGAGGCAATCGTGATTGAGCCCTCAAGCAACATCACGACGCCCTTTTCAAAGGTGGTGAGGCCGCCGAGTTCGGCGCGAATTTTACGGGGCGGATCGAACGAGGCGTGTTCACCGCTCGCCGCGTGGAAAATGGCCTGCTCATCAGCGGAGATCGACACGCCATCCGGCGTTCCGCATTGCGCCATCCACGACTGACCGTACAGGGTCACGATCTGGCCGTCAGCAACCGGCGTGAATTCGGTCTCAGGCGGCTCGACGACGCCAGCCCACAAATTGGCGACCTGTTGCGAGTAAGCCGTCGTTGCATCCGCAATCGTCTTTACATAGTCGGCATGCAACTGTTCAAGCTGTTGCTTGAGATCGAGCGCGGTCATGTCTCTTTTCCCATCGTAATGATTGCGATTGCAAGGATCGCGACCGTGGCGCCGATGACAAGACCGAGGGTCAGGCCGATCCAGAACATACCCGCTTCACCTTCAAGGCATGGAAACCCGGATGCCTGTGCATCCTGGCGGCTTCCTCCCGGGACGGCTTGCGCAAGCCTCCCCGCCACGTAAACACCGAACCCTCCCCGCACCCGAGGCAGAGCCCGTAATCGCCAGCCAGCGGCTCGCCCCTGACCTTGAGGGCCTTGCGGGTGCAATAGGGGCACATCGTATTGAGCATATTGGGCATCCGACGCCCCGCGCCATGCCCCGTGCCATGATGGGGTCAGGCACGGGGACCGGATGGCGGGCTGGGGGCTTACCCTCCGGCTCGTCCCTTGCGAGACGACATCAAATGCAGGGTTTCCCCAGCATTTTTCGGTAACTCCCCCTTTCGGGCTGTGCTAGCATCGCGACGTCATTGTGTCGCAATAAAGACGAATGAAGCTTATCCATCCGAATTTTTAGGATCAAACAAGGGGAAGCGCATGCCAGAAAT